CGAAGTTCAGCTCGTTGAGCGCGCGGCCGAGCTCCGGGATCGAGCCGATCTGCTGCCGGATCGTCTCGACGGACCACTGGAACGTCGTCGACGGCTTCTTCGACTGGTCGGTCTCCGTCGAGAAGTACGGCAGCGAGTCGAGGAGCAGCGAGCGATTCGGCGTCACCACGCGGTTCTCGATGAAGTCGCGGAGCGGCTTCGTCTGCGTGACGAGAAACGCGTTGATCGCGGCAGCCTTATCCTCGGGCGTCGCGGCGTCCGCGCCAACGCCTTCGCGATCGGCGAGCGCGAGCAGCTCCGAGATCGGCGCGCGGCCGAGCGGCACGCCGTTGATGTCGGTGTCGAACGCGATCCCCTGGAGCTGCTTGTAGCGCTTGTAGATGTCGGCCACCTCGACGAGGTGCCGGAACAGCCCGACGCCCTGCGGATCGTCGCCGAGCGCGCCCTCGTGGCTGTAGAACAGGTCCCGGCGCGCGATCGGGTACGTGGCCCCGGTCCGCGTCGATTGCTCGACGGCGGACCACAGCGCCGTCTCGGTCGGCTTGATCCAGCGATCGATCGACCACTGCGGACGGTGTCCGAGCTCGGCGAGCACGATGCGGCCGGCGGCGTCGCGCCGCCAGCCCTTGGCGTGCATCGCGAAGCCGCGAAACTTCTTCACGAGCTGGCGCTTCACGACGCTGCGCCAGCGGGTCTCCATCCGCGCGTTGATGATCCCGTCCTGCACGAGCTCGGCGGCCTCGACGGCCTCGCGGCCGCCCTTGGGATTCGGGACCGCGGTCCACTTCGCCGAGCCGCCGAGGTCGAGCCAGATGCCGACCGCGCTCGCAACGATCGTCACGTTCGCGAGCAGGTTGTCGTAGGTGACCCAGCGCGACGAGCCGGCGAGCCTCGGGTTCTTCTCGCCGATGGTGAGCAGGTATCCGCTCGGGGCGACAACGCCGTCGGTGCCGGGTGCGCGGGCCATCTACGGATCAGCGTATGGAGGCCGGCGGTGCGGGTCGATTCAGGGCGCCGGCGGCGGTGCGCTCATGTCGGCGGCTGGCAGCCCGAATCGCGCCTGATGCGCTCCACGTCGAGCGTGATGCCGCACGCCTCGATGAGGCGCCGCGATGCCTCGTCGATGGCGGCGCGCAAGATCGGCATGTCCGCCGCGCTATCTCAGAGCCGCACCAACGGCATCCGCTCGGCCTGTGCCCGCACGAGCGGCTTCTGGCTCGCGGACATGCGCCGGATGAGCGCGCGGCGCTGGTTGGGCGTCATGGACATTGGTCGACCTGCATCGCGACGCGTTCGCCGGATCGGAACTCGACGTCGATCGAGTCGCCGTAGTCGACCGCGCCGATCACGTCTTCGAGGTTCCGCTCGACGACGTCGAGCACGGCCCGATCCATGTCGTTGCGCGCTCGCGTGCGCCACCGCTTCACGATGTCGGCGGTGAGAGGTGGCCCGGCGACTTTGATCTCTGGGCGCGGGCTCGCGTCTTCCATCGCCTCCAACTCTACGCCAACCCCGTCCTTGCCACCACCGCAGATCGCCCCGGCCCCGGCGCTCGCGCTACTACCGCGGCCATGCAGACCCAGACCACCGACTACCTGAAGCATCTCGACCTCAACCCCGCCGCCGGCGGCCCCGTCCTCAGCCCGCTCGATCCGCGCGCGCTGTTCATGTTCGGGTTCCTCTCGACGAGCCAGGAGATCGTGAACACCGGCACGACGCCGCTCCACGTCTCGTTCGACTTCGCGTATGACCAGGGCATCCCGGGCGCGCCGGCGGCGCCTGGGGTGACCGTGCACGCCGTGCTGCAACCCGGCCAGCCGCTGCCGCGGCTCCAGTCGCACACGCGCGGGCACGTGCTGGTGTGGTGCGATCCGAGCGCGCCGCCGCAGGCAATGCCGGCGTCGGTGCGCGTGCACGCCTGGACGTAGCGGCTACGGCTTCGTGGCCCCGATCCCGATGATGTCGTTCCTGATGATCGTGTCCATGGATCAGGATCACCCTACGCTCGACTCCGCACCACCGCCACCTAGATCAGCTCGCCCGCGTCAGCAGGATCGGCGCCGCGGCGACCCGTGGCGCCGTGGTCGTCAGCACCGCGGCGAACGCCCGACTGATCGCGTCCACGAGATCATCGTGTTCGCCGTACGGGAAGTCGACGAGCTCGGCGCGCGTCTGCTCCCACCCCGGGTGCCGCACGATCACGAAGTTCCCGTGCTGCGCCTGCGCGCTCACCGGCTTTGCCCTGGTGACCTTGTCGCCGGTCTCGGGGCTGCTCGCGACGTGGCGGCCGGGCGCGATCTCGCGCACGACGTAGGACGCGAAGAGCGCGCCGGCGGCGCCCGGATCTCGCGGGATCGACCAGTCCACGGCGCGCGGGTCGTCGGCATGCTGGCGTGCGATGAACGCCTCGACGTCGCCGGGACCGCCGCGCTTCGCGGCGCTGTGGAGCAGGTAGAACCGCTTGTCAGGTCCGCGCTCGAGTCGCGCCGAGGCGGTCCGATCAGCGCCCGGACTGGACGAGCTCGCGAAGTCCCAGCCGCGCTTACCAGGTCCGGTGCCTGCCGGAACCTCGTGCGGCTCGATCATCGGCAGCCAGTCGACCTTGAACCACGATCCAGAGACCTCGAGCGGCCACTGATCGAGCTGCGCCGCGACAGCGTCCGAGCCGCCCTCGAGCATGAGCTGCGCCTCGAGCTTCGCGACCTCCTCCTCGGGGAACCGGATCGGATCGGCGAGCTGGCCGATCTGCGTGCGCGGGTCCTGGTATCCGATCGACGAGCCGCGCCAGCCCGGCGAGCGGCGGGCCGGGTGCTCAGCGCCCTTGAACCGCATCTCGATCAGCAGCACCTCGTAGCCGAGCTCCGGGTTGCGCAGCACGATGCCGGAGAGGTCGTGCAGGTGGACGCGCTGCATGATGCCGATCGTCGCCGAGGCGGTGACCGGACGCCCGCCGTCGTCCGGATCGTCCTCGAGTCCCGCGCCGTGAACCTCGCGGACCCACAACGGGACCTTGACCTTCGCGATGTTGCCGCTCGCGTTGCGCACACGGGTCGGAAGGCTCTTAGAGAACCAGCTCGTTGCCTCCTTGAGCTTCGCCATGCTGCCGACGTTGCGCGCGTCCTTGACGTTGTGCGGGTCGTCCCAGATCAGCCGGTCGGCGCGGAACCCGGTCGAGGCGCCGCCGACCGAGCTCGAGCGGCACCACCCGCCGTGGTTGTTGCGGAAGTACGATTTCGCGTCGCTGTTCGGGTCGATCGTGAAGCGGTCGCCCCAGAACCGCCGGTAGACCTCGGACTCGAGGATCTTGCGGCACTGCTCGTTGGCGAACTCGGTCAGCTTCGGGCTGTAGCTCCACGTCATGAACCGCAAATCCGGCCGGTTCCGCGGCCCCCACTCCCACGCTGGGAAGAACACGCACGTCAGGTAGCTCTTGGTGCTCCCCGGCGGCACGTTCATCAGCAGGTTGCGCAGCCGCCCGGCATGCACCGCTTCGAGGTGCTGGCAGATCGCCTCCTGTACCCACGAGCGGACGAACGGCTGCCCCGGCTCGACGACTGGCCACATCAGCTCGACGAAGTCGATCAGGTGCGCCTCGGCGCGGCGGCGGGCCTCCTCCATCGCGGCGTCGCCGTGGTTCGTGAGCAGCAGCGCGAGCTCGGGGCTCAGGTCGAACAGCGCGCCGCTCGCGCGCGCGCGGACATGCGCGGCCGCGGCGCGCGCGTCCAGCGCGGTCCCGGCAGCGACGGCTAGCCCGGCGAGCGCGAGCAGCAGCACGGCGACGGCCGGCCGGCGCATCAGTTCACGCTACCCGACGACGGTACCGGCACCGGATCGTCGTCGTCCTCGTCGTCGTCCGGATCGCGCTCGGCGGGGCCGGCTGGCAGCGCCGGCAACTTCCCGGCGAGGCGCGCGGCCTCGATCTCCTCGTGCAGCACGCGCATCGCCGCGAGCCCGCGCTCCGACAGCACGCCGACGATCGCGCGCGCCTGGAGGTTCACATTGACCTCGACCTGGCCCGTGACCTCGACCTGCGCCCGGGTCGGCGCGTACGCTCCGACGACGCGCGTCCAGTTCGCGAGCGCGACGTTCCCGGCCTTGCGATCCTTGTCCTCGTCCGCCAGCCGCTCGCGACGCTCCCACTTCACGCGGGCCAGCGCGACGAGGTGATCGCGCTGCGCGTCGAAGCGCGCTCGGATCTTGCGCCACGCCTCGTGGAAGTCGCGATCGATGAGCCGATCGGACAGCGGCGCGCCGTCGGGGCGCACGAGGATCGCGGCCAGCTCCTGCACGGCTTCGCGCTTTTCCTTGCCCTCAAGGAGCTTCTCGACGATCGCGTTGATGCGGGCCTCGCGCACGACGCTGCGCCCGTTCGTCTTGACCTTGGGGCCACCTGGAGCTGACGGCATCGGTCTATCCTTTCGGCCTCGGCGCCGCGCGCGCAAGGTCCTCGTCGTAGTGGTGCCGCTCGAGCGGCTGCTCGAGCAACCGCACGGCGAGCGCGATCTGCGCCAGCGCCGCGCGCTGCGCGGCCTCGCGCTGGATCCGCGGCAGCGCCTGCACCTCGGGCGAGGCGGCGTAGGCGAGGCCGGCGCGGCCTCGCTCGACGTACTTCAGCGCGTCGGCAAGGTCCTGCGCGTCGAGGCTCGCGTTCGTCTGTCGGCCGCGGCGCATCTGACCGTGGAACCGCGTGCGGCCGTCGGCGTGCTTGCGGGTGCGGGGGGTGGTTTCCACCCTGGAATCCACTCCGCGTTTCGGAGCCTGACCGACGACGATCCGGCACGCCTGACAGCGCGCGCGTCGCGCGGGCCGCCCACAGTCCCGGCACCGACGCGCGCGCTTGCGCTTCGCCCGGCGGGCGGCGGCCCACGCTCGGTTGGCCGCCCGCGCCCGCTCCCGGCACCCTGGGCACAGGTCCGAGTCCTCGGCCGGCGCGTTGCGGCAGCCGTTGCGCGCGCAGATCGGCGGCTCGACGAGTTTCCGCTCGCGGTAGCCGCGGGGGAGGCGGATGGGCGGTTGTAGGGTACCAGGCATGGTCAGGGGCCTCCGCGGGATGGGTCACGTCGATCAGCACGCCGCCACTCCGCGCCGTTGTACGCATAGCCGTGAGCCTTGAGCCAGGCGCGCTCCCCTGGCGTTGCGCGTCTCCTGGCCGGGCGAGCGTTAATCCGCCGGCGTCTAAGCCGGACGATCCAGCCATCGACAACCGGATCGTCGGAGAACCGATCGCGAAAGAACGCCTGCGGATCGATGGGGCACCGGCTCACCGGCCGCTCCAGTGCGAATCTATGAGCTTGCGCAGCTCGACGATGCGCTTGCCGTCGTCGTCATCGGACCAGTGCGCGTGTTGGGTCGTCGTCTCGACGAGCGACTGCCAGCCGTCCAGCGCTGCGGTCAGCGCCTCGCGCAGTCGCTCGAGCTTCTCGCGCTGCTTCGCGATGATCTGCTCCTGCTCGGCCGTGCGGCGGTCGGCCTTGGCGAGCTCGTGCGCGAGCGTGTCATGGTCAACCGCCGCCGGGCCGCGATCGTCGTCCCTCATCGCCCCTGCCTCCCAAGCACCGCCCGGGCCGCCCGCAGCGCGTCCTGGTCCTCCGGCGACAGCCAGCCGCCGGTGCGCGTGATGATGGACTCGAGAGAGGCGAGGGCGGCCAGAGCCTCGTCTGCCGTCCGCGCGGTCGCGCATAGCGCATCGAACTCCGAGAGCCCGATCATCGTGCGGCGGTTCACCTCGTCGCGCCCGATGCGCTGGCATGCGTCGATCTGCTCGGGCGTGAGCATGTACGGTGCGCCGGTCTCACCGTACGGCGGGCGCGTCGTCAGATGCTCCCTGTAACTCGGCTCGCTCGACGCGGACATCCGATCGACGAACCCCCGGCAGTCGCACGGCTCATCGTACCTGTCATCGCAGTACGCCTCCCCGACGGGAACGCCGTTGCCGGTGCCGATGCGGTGGAACGCACGCGGGTGACCACAGGTGCAGATGTCGCCCATCGCTACCGCCCTCCCATCTTGCGCTGCCTCGATCGCATCCGTCATCTCGCGTCTGAACAAATCCACGATCTCATCGATCGTGACTTCGCCAGCGGCGATGGCTTCCTCGATCGCGCCGCGCGGAAGATCCTCGTCCTCCTTGCGATCGTAGTAGAGCAGGCTCCCGACGAGATCGGAGACGGTCGCGACGATGTGGTCGCGTCGAACGCGCCGACACTGCACCGGCAGATTCTTGGCATCGAGCATTTATGTCCTCCTCGCGCGCTTCGCCCCGCGCTTGGGCTTGGTTGCCTCGGGCGTGTGCCGCTTCAAAAACAGGCTCCGCGTCAGCGTGTGCACGCCTGCCGTCATCCCGTCCATGTAGCTGTACGAGACCCATCCGCCGTGACTTGGGCGCGCCGTAGGCTCGATGACCACGATACGCCCTGCTGGACTGATCCAACGCGAGTCGACAGCGATCAGCGCGGTGCGGCTTGCCTTCTTTGGCCTGCCCGCCTTGACCGGCTTGCTCGCCGGGTCCGCGCTCGTCCCGATCGCGATCACCGGCCGCTTGCGCCGCTTCGGGATCGCCGATGTCACGTCCACGTGCAGCGTCTCGCCGCCCGGGGGCGTGATGCCGATCCACACGCGATCGCGGTCCATCACCTCGAGGTGGACGTCGACGCCGCGAGCCACGATCTCGTCGATGGCGCCGGTCTCGGTGCGGCGGATCTCGGGCGCGACGACAGGCGGCAGCGACGACCGTAGGCTCATCAACTGCGCCTGCACCGCCCCGAGCTGTAGCGTCAGGTCGTCGCGCTCCTTCGTCAGCTCCTTGACCTGCACCTCGACCGCATCGTTCCACTCGGTGAGCACCCGGTTATGGTTCGCGAGGTCGTCGCGCTCGGAAGTCAGCTGTGCGCACGCCGCATGGGCGTCCAGCAGTCCATCTTTCAGCGTGCGGACTCGGTACTCCACCGCCGCGATCAGGTCCTCGCCGTCGATCCGAGCGGTGCCAAGCATGGCCCGGAGCCGGTCGCGGTACAGGTTGCGGGCCTCGACGAGCCCCGCCACGCGACAATCGTGCTTCTCGTCGGCCTCCGCGCGCGCCTTGCTCCCCTCCTCGGCCAGCCGCGCCGCGATCTCGGGCGTCACCCGCGGCTCGGCGTCCGGCTCCGCGACGATCGCCTCCCGGGCCCCGTCGAGCGCGTCCCCGAGCGGACCGCGAGCGGTGGCGGCGGCGTTGACCTGCGCGCGGAACTTCTCGATCGCCTCTTCAATGGGCGGCATCGGCGCGTTGCTCTCGGCGGCGCGCAGCATGGCGACCATGTACGGCGGATCGTGCTCGTGACCGATCGGCTCGTCGCACGGCTTCCCGTCCGTGTGCTCATCGACCAGCCTGTTGCAGCCGTAGCAAACGCCCAGTTCGCCGATGATGTCGGCCTCCCATTGGGTCAGGGAGCCGTCGACTGCCTCGGGCGATGCCAGGAACGCCGTCTCGCACGGGCCCGGCTCGTCGTCCGCGCCCAGATCCTCGCGCAGCCGCTCGAGGACACTCGGCGGGTACCGCTTCACCGGCAGGGGCGCGGCGCCACCATCGCCGAGACCGCACCCCGCGCACGCCACATCGACCGGCCCGATGGTGTGGCAGCGGGCGCACTGCTCGAGGATCAACTCTCCGG